CGGGTGCTGTCGGTGCAGGTCAGGCTTCTATGGATGTCGCACAGTCGTTCCGACTGGGCGGCGCCACCCACATCGACCGTTATGGTCGCCCCATCAGGGCGAACATGCTGCGGCGTGACAACGTGTTCAACACGGCGATTCGTAACGGCAACTCTGAGGCGGAAGAACTGTTGCGCGGCATGTTGGCTTTCGATTCGGTGACGACGGGCATGTCGGACATAGAAGCGATTGCCAGGGTCAACAAGTTCCATTTCAACTACTCGAAGGAAGCGCAAACCGACTTTGAACGACAGGTCGCTTCCCGCGCTATACCGTTCTATACGTGGACACGTAACTCGATTCCGTTGATGGCGACCCAGTTGGGTCGCAACCCGAAGCCTTTCGTTCGGTACCTCCAGTTGAAGAACAACATTGAGAGCGGGGTTGAGAAGGACAGGAATGTTCCCGACTGGTACGGGGAACGATGGGGTATCGACCTGTCGGGCCTGTTGGGCAACCCCAATCAGGGTCAGCGAACATTCGCTTTCCCTGATCTGCCATTCATGGATCTCATCAACGTGGCGAAGATGCCTTCCAAGGAGACACCGTTTGGGCCTGCCCAGCACATAGCGGAAGGGTTGGCCCCTCAGATCAAAGCCCCCATCGAGTACCTGACGGGAACGAACATCTTTACGCAGGCTGAGATCGGAACAGATTTCATTCCGCCTCCTCGCGTGTTCGACATCCCAGGGTTGTTGCCGTTCTTGTCGAAGGCGTTGCCGATGGGGATGGTGAAGAAGAACCATAAGGGCCAGTGGGGTATGCGAGAAGACTTCGCGTACCACCTCGGCAACTTCGTGCCCTATATCACGCAGATGCGGCGCCTCGCCCCGAAGGAGGAGCGGTTCAAGGAAGACCTGTTGTTGAACTGGTTGAATTGGATTTCGCCTATCGGCATGCGGGAACGCGATTGGCGTGCTGGTCGAGGCACGGCGTATGCGAGGCAACGTGACAGGTCTGAAGACAGGCGCCGCATGATTTCATTGGAGAACCTGTGAGGGCTGCTTTCGTTTCCCGCTCAGAGTGGGGTGCTACCGCTCCGACCAAGGGGTGGACGTGGCTGAACCCGAAACGGGTGCAGGGCATCGTTATCCACCACAGCGGAGTGGAGAACGGCCCCACGGGGGCCGAAGCCGTGCGTGCCTTTGAACGCCACCACATGGTGGCCAGGGGGTGGTCGTCCATTGCGTACAATTGGCTTATTGATGTGGATGGCACAGTGTATGAGGGGCGGCGAAGTGGCGCCGTGGGTGGNGCCACCAAGAACTGGAACTTCAAAACGGAAGCCGTTTCGTACATCGGGGACGGTAATCAGCCGTTGAGTTTGGAAGCCCAGCAGGGATTCCGAACGGTTATAGACGAGTTGCAACATAAGTACGGTGGGGGCCTGTGGGTCAAAGGGCATAAAGATTTGGCTTCTACCAGTTGCCCTGGGTTGTGGCTTTACGGCTGGGTNATGGGAGGCGCACACTTCGAGGCGCCCCCTGGGGGGCACGCCCCTTCTGTTGATTGGGGTGACGTTACCACCTATCTGCGGGCGGTGGGTGCCAACTTTGACAGCCACCCGTTGAAGCGCAGGATGCGCGGCAACGAGGTGCGTCTTGTTCAATCAATGCTGAAGCAGCACAATTGTGACCCTGGCCCTGCCGATGGTATATTCGGTTGGAAAACCAAGGGCGCAGTCAAGCAGTTCCAACGAAACAGGGGCTTTTTGAAGGTGAACGGGGCGGTCAACANGGCCACTTGGGACGCTTTGTTCTTTATGTAGGAGGTGCATTTCGATGCCCAAAGGTAAGGGATACGACGACGATTCGATGCGCGACAAGGCGAAGAAAGACGCCGCCTATCTGCGTAGCACGAAACTGGGGAACGCCAACAGCGGCGGACGCCCCTTCGGGAAGTAGGACACCATGAAGGATGGTTCAACACCACGCCTAGTGAAGGCCGCCAAGGTGCTCGTCACCACAGTGAAAACTGGTGGCGGCATCGGTGAGGTCGGCTCACCGTCTAAGAGCGGCGCCCGTAAAGCCCTGCGCGACTGATGCCAGGGAAGAAGCCTCGACGCCCGAAGTACTGACATGGCTCTAGTACGTGGTGCTTCTCGGAACGCCATCAACACAAACATTGGGCGCCTCATCAACGAGGGGTACCCGCGCGATCAGGCGGTCGCTATCGCCCATGATCACGCCAAACGATCTAAGAAGAGGAAGAAATGACTACTTTGAATTCGGGGGACTGGAGAGACAAACTAGAACGGGCAGTAGCCACGTTCGCACAAGCATTCCTTTCAGTGTTTATACTGGGGGACATGTCCACAACCGAGACTGCTTTCGTAAGTGCTGGCGCTGCGTTGCTGGCCTTGGTGAAAGCTTGGTGCAAGGAAGTATTGGACAAGCGGGCTGCGTAATGTCTGACGAATGGGAGATGTTTCTCGCTGAACACGGCGATGACATCACGGAAACAGTGCATGGCAACATGCGCCGTAACGTGAACCTGTTCGACATAGAAGACGGAACGCATGCGGGCTGGTGCGAAGACAGGCTCGGCGTCCTCATCGTTTTAACCGAGGAGGAAGCAGAGGGGTTGGTGTCAGAGGATTGGCGCGTCCAACACGGGTTCATTGTGCATCCTGTGTTCAAGGAGTTCTTCGGCAGGCTGATTCAGGACATGACGTTTCGGGCCTTGGAGGCCCGCTCCGACCCTGAGATCTAGTCCAGGTAGTACTTGTCCGCAAGGGCAGGCATCTTGCGTTTCAAAATTTCCGCCAAGAGTTGCGGCGCTTCGTCACGCCTGCGCGCCACCGTGGTTTTCGGTATACCCGTTACTCGCTCTATTTGGCGAAGAGACAACTGGGCGCCGTAACGGCATTCGAGCACCATTCGGTGTGGTTCGGGGAGTTCAGCCAACGCTTCGACAACAACTTTGTCTTGAGGTGACAACCACGTCGTCGTAGACGAGGAATGCGGCTCACCACCTGGTGGTGTTTGCATCAACGCGGCAAGCTCGTTCAGTGGTCTAGAGCTGTCACCCATTGGGAGCACGGCGCGGTAGTAGTCGTTGAGTGCTCGGTCAAGTAACCAGCCCGTGGGATCCACGCTGACCATTTTCGACATCGACTATCCCAACAAATCCCACACCTCTCCCGCCTTGATTGCATAGTACTCGTTTCCTTCTGGGAAAGCGCGGACTTCGGCGGCATCTATGAGTCGGCGCAGTTTCTTGATCGGGAACATGAGTTGCCGATCATGGTGTGAGTCGTGGAGGAACAGGCGGACAGGCATGACGTTGCGGTCCCACCACAGCAGCGTCTTCCACTTATCTAACTTCACTTGAACTATTTGTTTGCGCCCGAAGCCTTGCACTTCAACCAAGTAGTCGGATGTCAAATAGTCTGGTGTGTGGCGGATACGCAGCGGCAGTTTCCACATGGCTATGGGGGGACGGTTCAGCCCGAACCTGACGTAGTTGACGCCGCACCATTCCTCGAACACGCCTTCAGCCAGGTCGCCCATGCCGTCGAGGCGTTTCCCAAACTCCTGTTCGGAGAACTGGGCGTTGCTCATAGTGGTGACAGGCCCAAGTGCGCTAATGGACAAAACACAAATCTGGTTTTGAACGCACCTGGACCTGCCACTCCGTAACCTATCACAGCTTCGTCGCCTCGATGTGATACACCAACTTGTCGTCAGGGTAGGCGATGCCGTTCAACCCGTCCAACGTGGCCTTGATCGCATTGTCCAAGTCGAAACGCAGTTTCGACGTGGCGTCAGGCATCTCCTCGATCTCAATGGTTTGATACTCGGGAGTGTACGCGATCCTCATAAGGATCGGGCCGTCAAACATGGGGCCGTCGTATGCTTCTGCGATTGTTGCCTCGTACTCCAACGTCTCCTTCGGAGTGTAGACACGTCCCCGTCGCGTCATGCGGGGGCGCCCCTTGGGTCGGGGGCGCCCCTCAACGATAAACGCGTATTCCTGATTGGGCATCTTGGAATGCTTTCTCTGCAAGTTTCCGTATCTGATACAACTGGTCGTGCTGGGGTTCACCGCCGACATAGAATTTGTGGGTGGACCTGTTGTCTAAATCCATCAACCAAGACACTACACGATCAAGAGAGTGGCCGTCGCGTGCAGCGAACGCAGCGAACTTATACAACCATCCGTGCCGACCTTTCCCTGCGCCTTGGTTCTCTATGAACGCTGACGGTGGCGGCCCATTCACAAACATTTCTTTCAGTGTGCCCCACATTGCCTTCGGCGCAGCCCTGCTTTCATGTGAAAGCGGGCGTCGCTCCATCCGCTGCGGCATTACCTTCAGCAACGCAGCCGCTTTGATGTCAGCGACCTTGCCTCGTCGGGCATTTGCCCGATGCAGAAATTCCTCCAACGGTATAGGGGTTCCGTCCTCTTCGACAATTATTTGCCTGTCGTGATGCGGTCGGTTACCAAAGTAGGGGAGCCTAACAAAGTTCCCTGGGGGGCCTGGTAGCGATTCGCTTTTCGGGAACGGCGAGTCGGTTGGTACGTCTGCGATCTGTTCGGCTGCTTGAAGACAGTTTCTCATGTCGGCAGTGGAGCACCAGGTGTCGGAGAACACCCAGATGTGGGCGCCCCCTGATCGTGTGCGTTCCACCCATGCGGGTATGTCCAACGCTGCGAGAACGGCGCGCAGGCTGAACGCATAGTTCGCCACCTCATCCTCTGTTCCCTGCCCTGAGTGGTGCTCAGACTTGGCGTCGATGTCGATGCACCCCCAAGCGCACACCCACAACGCAGGATCCATGTCGGGGTATCGGCGGTTCTCATCCCACCCTCTGGGACCGACGTGTTTGTGTTTCGGGTCGTACACCATCGGGTAGATACCCAGCGGAGCTTCACCATCTAGGTGTCGGCGGAAGTGGGCCAACGAGAGGTCTTCCCAGATGGTGTGCGGGTGGTCGCCTGATTCTCCCCACGCATAGGGGAACCCATGGAATGTCATGTGGAACCATGACGTGAGGTCAGTCATGGTCGAGCGCGCCTAGACGGTACTGGATCACCGTTTCTTCCCACGGGTCCAACAGTTTACCTGCCTTCGTGATCTCCATATTGATGGTGACCTTCTTGCCGTCGAACCTCTTGTTCTTAACCAGGGCCACACTGAACACGTTTTCTAGTTGTGCTCGTTCGTCGGGAGCCAACCCGTCGGCTTCGTGTGGGCGCCACACGGTCAGCATGAAGTGGGCCAGATCTTCTCCACCGTAACGACCCGCCTCGATGCCTAGAGCTGAGCCACGGGACGCTGAGCCACGGGACGCCTGATGCACGATGATGGTCACCGCATCGTGCCTCATCCCCAGCGACTTCAAAGCCGATATGCGGGATGGGTCGTCGGCCAGGTCGGAGTCGTCTAGTTGGGAAGCAAAGTCCCAGACGAACACGTCGGCCTTGCGCCCGTATGCGTTCTCGGCCCATGTGCCCAGCATGTGGTCCGCTACGTCCAGAGGTCCCTCTGTTTGGATACCCGCCTTACGCATCGCTGCGGCGTACTGGGACAAGGTGGAGCGGTCGATGATCCGCAGGTTCCTGAGGTCTGTCTCCGACTGGTGACGTATCGCTGCAAGGATCTGGTCGTCGCCCCTGCGGGCCAGGTCGTACACCTCGCGTGGATTTCTGTTGAGCCTGATGCTCAACATGCGAGACAGCACCATCAAGTCGGGTTCGTCAGGTGTCATCCACATGACGACGTTGTTCGGGTTGCGGGCAACGGCGTTGATTATCAGCAGCGTCTTGCCCGTGTGGGCTTTACCAGCCACAACCAGGCATTCACGTTTCTTTAGACCGCCGCCAAGTGCGTCGTCTATTTCGTGGATCCCAAGGGGCCACTTGTTGGATGCATCTGACGCGTCTTCTATCAGGCGTTCAGCAATGTCTAGGCAGGTAGGCAGGCTAGGGACGGCAACAGGGCGGGCGGGTTCTTCGGGGGAGAGAGTAGCCGAATCACCAGCCCGCGCCTGCTGCACCCGCGCCTGAGCCTCATCGAGGGTCAGCCGCGTGTTCATGTCACCTCACGTATGCGGGGGGGCGCGTGAAGGACGAAGGCAGTTTATCAAAGTCGATGGCGTAGCCAGCGTACCTGTTGAGGTGGGTACCCCATTCTCCTCCTAGCCGTTCAACAGGCTTGACCTTGGCGTCAGGGTAGGTCGCCACGTTGGTGATCTTCCGACCGTTGACTTCGCCAGC